GGGTGGCCAATGACTGAGGCCGAGTGGCACAAACTACGAGCTGACAAGCTCGAGCAGCTGGCGCGTGAGCTGATCATGCGCCTGTTCGATGATGAGGAGGTATGCCGTGACCTGATCGCGGCTTTCTACGCTATCGAGAGCGCACCCGCGTACAACTCACGCGAGTGGCAGGAAGTGTACGGGATACCGTTCACGGTTCATTGAGGGAGGCACTATGTTGTATAGGAAAGAGATTAAGGACATCGCTGTCGGGCTCATACTCATACTCGCAATCCTCTGCGCGATGGGCGTGGTGGGCTCTGGCGACTACCAAGAGGCGGTCATGCTCCAGGAGGAATACTGCGCCAACCTGGCAGTGTGGGACGCCAGTGGCGGCAGCGAGGGCTGGCCACCGTACCAGGGGCGGGAGGTGTGCTCATGAGATACTTCTGCGACGCCTGCTACAACGTCATCCACACCATCGGCGACCACGAGCCTGGCTGCCCCGAGGGTGAGGACGACGGCCTGGACATCGAGTTCAAGCCCTATGAGAGAGGTGACATCGAGGCGTGGAAAGCCAGCGATGAGTACCAGGAAGCTATAGACTCCTAGGCCCACGTGAGTGGACCCCTTGCCTCGACGGTTTACGAGTGGCTGTCGGGGCTTTTTTATGCCTGGGCGGTGGGTGGCACAAGTGGCACAAGATTATGGGCTTTGGCACAGGTTGGCGGGGAACAACCTGTGACACAGGAGGAACGGGTAAGTTATTGTTTTTATTATTCTTTTTATTCTTTTATTTATTTAGGAACAAGTGGAACAAGTAAAAGTATAGTTGCTATGGATTTATAAAAGTTACGGCTATAAGGCTGTAAAAATATATATTCCTACTGAACTTGGCGAAAAACCTGTTTTACCTGTGCCACCCCATGGAAAAAGGGCTGAAACTGTATATAAATCAACAGCTTAGAGGTGGCACAGGTTGCACAAATCCACCTGTTCCTACCTGTGCCACCCTTGGCGCCAAATCGGCTGAAACCCTTATTCTATGCGGGTTTCAGGCCGGCACAGGTTGAAATAGGCTACCTGTGCCAAAAGTTAGTGACCACTAACGTTATGAGGCTGTGAGGGTAGGTGAGGCTATGAGGCTGTGAATGTGACACTCACCTGGTGTCTATACAACTAACAGTTGATTGGCATATACTCGCCCCTGTAGCAGACACCGGGAAGGGATTACAGGCATGGCCAACCGCATCGAGATAGACGTCGACAGGGTGGAAAAGCTGGCAGCACAAGGGCTGAGCGAGCAGCAGATAGCAGACACCCTGGGTATCAGCCGCAGCACAATCGATAGGCGAAAGCGGGACGATGACGCATTTGTGGCTGCTTTAAAGCGTGGCAAGCACAAAGGCATCGAGAACGTCACGAATGCGCTATACGAGGCTGCAACGGCCGGCGATAAACCGAACGTGTCGGCGATGATCTTCTACCTTAAGAACCGAGCAGGCTGGCGTGACCGCCAGGATATCAACGCTGAGGTTGCTGCTGACGTAACGAACAGCATCGACATTGAGATGGCACTGCAGTCGCTGCGCGAGGCAGGCATCGATCCCTCAAAGCTGTAGCGCCTATCAGTGATCGGAGGGATTTCGTTGTCAATCAATAGTTTACGAGCCGCTGAGCCTGTGAGGGTGCACCGAGGAGAGCCACTTCGCAAAACCGGGACTCCCCCCTGGGGGGCTACGGGGGCATATATCCGAATTTATACTTGGGACTCCTAATGGCTGAGACCGCAGTTCGCAAAAAACGGGTTCGCAAAACAGGGACTCCTAAAATAACCAAGAGCCAGGAAGATAAAGCGGCAGATTTGGCAGCTGCTATCGCCCTGGTTAAGAAACACAAGCGCGAGCACCGCCTGGATTACTTTGAACCGTACCCTTGGCAGCGTGATTTCTACCACGCCGGCCCAGGAAATAAGCAGCGCATGCTCATGGCCGCAAACCGCGTAGGCAAAACGGCCTCAATGGCGGTTGAAGTGGCCTACCACCTCACAGGCGAATACCCGGAGTGGTGGGAAGGCATAAAATTTAGCCGACCGACGCAGATTTGGTGCCTGGGTGTCTCCGGTGAGCAGTTGAGGGACGTGCTTGTTAAGGAATTACTGGGCCAATACCAGGGAGACGGCAAGTTTGACGGCTCTGGGCTGATCCCGCAGTCAAAAATTTTCCAGGTAACGCCGGCAATGGGCACCCCGCGGCTACCCAGGGACGTCGCGGTGAGGCATAAGGCCGGGAATACCTCCCTGGTTAGCTTCAAGTCGTACACCCAGGGCCAACACGTGCTCATGGGCTCGAGCCAAGACTTCATTTGGATCGACGAGGAGCCCACCGACGTCACTATTTACCCGCAGTGCCTGACGCGGACCGCCACGGGTAACGACGGCAAGGGTGGTTATGTGGTTTTGACGTTCACGCCCGAGAATGGGGTGACCGAGCTGGTGAGCCAGTTCATGGATAACCGTGTGAAGGGGCAGCACCTGTCGAATGTGACCTGGGACGACGCCCCGCACCTGGATAGCGACACCAAGGAGCAGCTCCTGGCCGCGATCCCTGAGTACCAGCGCGATATGCGGGCCAAGGGGATACCGGTACTCGGTGAGGGGATGGTGTTCCCGATTGCCGAGGAGGTTATTCGGTGCGATCCGTTCGAGATACCGCCGCACTATAAGAAGTTGGCGGCGATTGACTTCGGTATTACGCACCCGACGTGCGTTGCGTGGACGGCATATAACCCGGACAACGACACGATTTATGTATACGACGTCTATAAGAAGGACGGCGAGGTCCCGGCGGTGCACGCCAGCGCGATTAAGGGTAGAGGGAAGACGATACCGATGATCTACCCGCACGACGGGGACAGCACAGAGAAGGGCAGCGGTCGCACCCTGGCAGAAATGTATATGGAGAACGGTGTCCTCATGATCGGGAAGTTTACGAACCCCGACGGCACCAATTACGTCGAGCCTGGCCTAATGGAGCTGCTCGAGCGGATGCGGACCGGGCGCCTGAAGGTGTTCGGCAACTTGAACCTGTGGTTTGAAGAGTTCAGGCGGTATCACCGCAAGAAGGGGAAGATACACAAAGAGTTTGACGACCTTATGGACGCTACGCGGTATGCGGCGATCAGCGTCACCCGCTACGGGCAGAACCAGGTCGAGCGGGACACATTAACCTACAGCCAGGCGGGGTATACCAGCCATGAATATGACTATTGACCAAAACGAGCTCCTCAACACCTTGGAGCGAAACATTGACGCCGCCGATACCTACGCCAACAGCGAAGTGGGTGACCAGCGGGACCGAGCCCACCGGTACTACTACGGTGAACCGATCGGCAACGAGGTAAAGGGCCGATCGCACCACGTCAGCATGGACGTCTTCGACGCCGTTGAGGCTGTGAAGGCCATGCTCCTGGAGACGTTCAGCGCCGACAGGAACGTGTGCCGGTTCGATCCGCAAACGCCCGAGGATGTTATGGGCGCCAGGATGGCAACTGAGCTCACGAACTACATCTTCTACCGCCAGAACGACGGCTACAAGATTATGAGCGACGTGATCCACGACGCCCTGGTCGCTAAGTCTGGCATTGTGAAACGGTACTGGAAAAACGACTACCGCTACCAGTCTGAAGAGTTCCAGGGACTGGACGAGGGTGCGTTTAGTGTCCTGGCAGCCGACCCGCAGGTGGAGCTGACAACCATCGAGGAGGTCAACATTAACGGCATGGTGTCGTATAGCGGTGAGCTGCGACGCCGGTTCAACACCAGCAAGGTGTGCGTGGAGTGTGTAGAGCCTGAAGACTTCCTGATCAGCCCGCGCGCTAAGACTATCGACGACAGCGACTTTTGTTCATACCGCACAGCTCGAACCCGTGGCGAGTTGATGGCTGAGGGCTTCGACCCCGATGTGGTTGCCAGGCTGGACGAGGAAGACATGCTGAAAGAGGACGGCTCCCTGGGCCGCGACAGTGTCGACAGCTTCCGCAAAGACTCAACGAATCTAAACGATGACCAGGACCGGGAGTATGTGACGATATATGAGTCGTACATTAAGAAACTCGACCCGGAACTGAACGAGTGCGTGTACTACAAGTGCATCCACAGCCGCAGGGTTATGCTCGATATGGAGCTGGTCAGCGAGATGCCGTTCCGCAGCTTCTGCCCGTTCCCGCTGCCTCACCGCTTCTACGGTATGAGCCTGGCAGACGTTGTTGTCGACTTGCAGAAAACCATGTCGAGCCTGAAGCGTGGCGTGGTCGATCACTTGTTCTTAACTACAACCAGCCGTTGGGTTGCCAACCTGTCATTGGTTAAGAACCCCAGGGATCTGCTGGATAACCGGGTCGGTGCCGTTATCGATGTAAACAGCCCCAACCCTGAGAACGTTGTGCGCCCGCTGCCGACGCCGCAGCTCAACGGCAACGTCTACACAGCGATTGAGTCTATGGAGCAGGAGAAGGAGGCACGCTCTGGCGCGTCTCGGATGTCACGCGGCATGGACTCCACCGCTATCAGCAAGCAGAACTCCAGCGACCTGATCAACACCTTCATGAACGCCAGCAACCGGCGAATCATGGTCATGGCAAGGAACTTTGCCGAGAACTTCCTGAAGCCGTTGATGCACGACATCTACAAGCTGGCGATCCAGTACGAGAGCCAGGAGAAGATGCTGCAGCTCGATGGGCAGTTTGTGCCTGTGAATCCTCAGTTCCTGGGAGACCGTACCGAGATGAGCGTTGCGGTGGCGCTGACACCCGAGGAGCAGATGAAGGAAGCGCAGACTCTTATGAGCCTGGACCAGCAGTTCACTATGAACCCACAAGATCCGACCCTGGGTGGCCTGTACGGTCAGCAGCAGCGGCACGCGCTGCTCAGTCGCGCCTTTGAGCTTATGAGCATCAAGGACGCTGGCAGCTACCTGGCTAACCCGGCCTCGCCTGAGTTCCAGCAGATGCAGCAGCAGCAATCGCAGCAAGCGCAGGAAATGCAGGCACGTCAGCAGGAGATGGAGACCTTCCAGGCCGGCATGACAGCGCGCCAGGTTGCGGTCATGGAGGGCCAGCTCGAGCTTGAGGTTGTGAAGGAGCAGAACCGCGTAATGCTCGACATGGAGAAGCAAGAGTTCACCGAGGAGGAGAAGGAGTCGCGTCTCATGCTCGACGCGCAGCGCCAGAAGCATGACATCAAGATCCGCGAGGAAGAGCTGGAGCTTGAGAAGTCGCAGAACAGGAACGTATCGATAGGAGGCTAGTGTGAAGTCTAAGTTCGACGCTTTCATAAAAGCAAAGCAGGAACGCCGATTTGGTAAGAAGAAAGAACCAGCGGAGGCGTTTGCCGAGTTCATCGAGTACCGCGAGCAGAAAAAAGCGTTAGTCGAGAAACTGAAACCACCGCGCAAAAAAGCAGTGGATCAAACAAACCAACCGGAAAAATGGAGTTTTTTAGATGACTGACCAAATCAATGACCAAGACCTTGGCGAGATTCAGGCGGAAGCCGATGCGGCTACCGAGATGCTGAACAGTGCCGTGTTCAACAAAGCGTTCACGATGATGAACAACCAGCTGATCGAGCAAATGCTTCAGACACCGCCCGAGGCCAACGAAGAGCGCGAGCGTCTTTACCTCATGTTTAAGTCGGGGCAGCTGTTTGTGCAGCAATTCGCTTCCATCATTAACAACCTAGAGTTGCGTAAACAACCAACGGAAGAGTAAGATACGAGGTGACAAAACATGTCCGAAGAACAACCCACCACAGGGGATTCACCTGGGCTAAGCGAAATCGAACGCCTAATGGCTGTACTGGAGCCTGACGAGTCAGAAACCCCGGAAGACCAGGAAGACGTTCAAGAGGCCGAAGAGGCCGACGAAGTAGTTGAAACTGACCAGGATGAAGAATCCGAATCCGATGAGGAAACCGAGGAGGTCGAGGACCCAACCGAGGAGACCGAGGAGCAGGAGGAAGAACCTGAAGAGGCTGAGCTGAAGTTTGAGATCGATGGCCAGGAGGTCACGGTCGACGAGCTGAAACTCGGTTATCTACGTCAAGCCGACTACACAAAGAAGACGCAGGCAGTTGCTGAACAACGTAAAGCCGTGGAGGAACAGACCCGGCAATACGAATCTTCAATCAATGCCCTTCTTACTGCTGCGGGAGCAGACCTTTCACGCTTTGAGGGTGTGAACTGGGAGCAAGTCGCGGTGGAAAACCCTGATCAATACAGACAAGCCAAGGCTGTTTACGAGCAAACGCAGCAAACTTTTAATTTTATTAAAAGCCAAGCTGAAGAGCACATGACCAGGATGGAAGAACAAACCCAGGCAGCAATGCGTGAAAGAGCGCAGGAGAGCCTAGGGATTCTGAAATCCACAATCCCGAACTGGTCGAATGACCTCTATTACCAGATAGGGGACTACGCCCAGGCCGAGATGGGAGTCAGCGCCGATGAGTTCAACAATATTGCTGATCATCGCTCAATAACTGCCCTGTACAAGGCAATGCTGTTTGACCAGGCAAAGAAGGTGACTGCTGAGAAGAAAGTCAAAGCGTCACCAAAGAAAACTTTGTCGGGCAAGAAAGCTGACCCGTCGGATTCAGGCAAGCAAGAGAAGTATCGCAAGTCGCGAGAACGCCTCAAAAAGTCTGGTTCGATGGATGACGCGGTCCAAGCCCTCTTGAATCGAGTTAATTAAGGACATTCTCATGGCTAACGTAACAGGTACTTACAAGACCTACGACCAGGTAGGTAAGCGCGAAGACGTCGAAGATATCATTTACGATATCTCTCCCACTCTTACTCCGTTCACTTCTTCTATCGGCGCAAGCACTGCATCTGCAACTCTGCACCAGTGGCAGGAAGATGAGCTTGCAGCTGTTGGCACTAACGCCGCAGTTGAAGGCGCGGACGCTGGATCTTCAAGCGTTGACACAACCACCATCAAGACTAACCACACTCAGATTTTCTCAAAAGTCGTACAGACTTCTGGAACTGCTGAAGCGGTTGGCAAGTATGGTCGATCTTCAGAACTGGCTTACCAGATCGCTAAGAAGGGCAAGGAAATCAAGCGCGACATCGAGCACGCGTTTGTTGGCGCCCTCCAGGCAGGTACTGCAGGCAACGGTTCAACCGCACGTCAGTTGACTTCAGCCCAGAACCAGATCGACAGCAGCACTACCAGCACAGCTGGCTCTAACCGTGCATTTACTGAAACTCTCCTCCTCGGTGTCCTCCAGGACGTCTATGAGGCAGGCGGTGATCCTAACCAGATCCAGGTTACTCCATCGCACTCAGTAACAGTCGCAAACTTCGCAGCAGCTTCAGGACGTCAGCGTGATTTCAGCACTGGCAGCACCCTGGTAAACGTTGTTGACGTTTACGTTTCGCCATTCGGTGAGTGCTCTGTTGTTCCTAACAGATTCCTCCAGGCGAACACTTGCCTTGTACTCGACACTGAGTACTGGTCGCGTGCTGTTCTGCGTCCAATGCAGACAATCAACCTCGCTCGCACAGGCGACTCTGAGAAGCGTCAGATGCTCTCTGAGCTGACTCTTGTCTGCGAGAACTCTAAGGCTTCTGGCCTTATCGAAGCATTGACTGCTTAAAACCAAT